TTTGCGAAGGATACCTGAAAAGGTATCCTTTTTGATTTGCGTGGATTTAGTTGCTTACAAAGGATTTGTTTCGCAAATTCCTTGGCAACGCCCATGGTTGAAACGCCTTGCGTTTCTTCCCAATCCCAAAAAGCTCTCGCTTTTTGCAAACCTGCGCTACAAACATATCGCTGATATGTTTGCTTAACGCTCCGGCGTCGCCGGAACTGATTTAAGGGTACTTGAAAAGGTATCCTTTTTATTTTGTGTAAATTTAGGTGCGTACATAGGATTTGTTTTACAAATTAAGCTGATGGCACAACTTTAACATCGATCTGTACTCTTTGTCCGGCATAAAGCATTTTTTCGTAAAGGTTTTGAATGTGTTTGGGATTAGGCGGTTTAACAGCCATTTGTCCTTGACTGCCTAAACTCCATAGTTTGTGTTATAGTTTCCGTATTTTTTTACATAACATTTTTTGAGGATTGAAAATCGTCTCAAAATGTTGTGTAGTGTAACACATCTATTGTAAACCTACGTAAATTCTCAAAGTAAATGCAACAGTAGAGAAAGACTTGCAGTTACTATGAGAAACAGATTGCGTTGAGTATGAAAAAGCAGAAAAAGAGTGTTTTTAAGCACATATTGGTAAAAAAGACATGGCAAACAAGCCTGAAAAGGAGATTTTTCAGACTAAATGCAATCATAGTTGCGTTTACTATGAGAAGAGATTAAGCTTTTTTAAAAGTAATGGAGATTGAATAAAATCCGTTGGTGGTATATAGGTGATGCCTAACACCTCAGCAAGCTCAGCGGAATATGCAAAAGTGAACATGTCATATGCACTTTTTCCGTTGAATTACTTTCTTTTAACTGCATTCATATGCGAAAAAATAAGGTTGACTGTATCTTGAGTGAAATCATCAAAAGAAACACCATTAGGAACGATATCTCTAAATAGTGTATGATTTTTCTCAATATATGGCTTTTCGTATGGTGAACTTGGATTGCAAAAAACATATGCGTTTCAATTGAATCGGTGCTATTGTTTTCAAAAGCAGAAACTATGCTGAATTCACCACCGTTATCTGTAAGTATAAGCGGAATAATGTCCCCAAAGACGAAACCGTTATCAATCAAATGTTGCTTAAAGGATTCAATGTTAAGAGGAATACCGCTTCGTGATTCGGAAAGTGTGAGCATGTTTTGTGACATACAATCTACGAATGTATGGACATGTAGCACGACTCCTTTTGCTGCAAGCATTGCAAACAAACCGAGATTTTAATAATAAAGGGCAAGGTTCTTCCGTACGGGTATATCCATTGGAGTGGGACTGTGAGTTTTTCTTAACTTCACGGGAAACTGTTGTGGGACTTTTACCAATACGCGAAGCTATTGCTTTGAATGTCATGCTTTTAGATAAACATTTCTGAATTTATATTCTGTCATCTGAAGACATATGTTTGTTTTTGGTTGCATTGTTCATTAGTCTAAGACATCCTTTTCTTAGACTAAATGCTACCACAAAATCTTTCTTAGGGTAAATGCAACTCAAAATTCTACTGTTGCATTTACTTTGAGAATTTACTTATTGTAAACCTACACAACTTATTTTAAAAAATATTAAATTTTGTATTGACAAAAGAGTGGTTTTGTTGTATAATTGCTTTTGTTGTGAGTTTAATAAGGATCTTTAGCTCAGTTGGTTAGAGCAACCGGCTCATAACCGGTCGGTCCGGGGTTCGAGTCCCTGAAGATCCACCATAACAGATAGAGTAATTGATACAATTTATCAGTTACTCTATCGTTTTTTTATGCTCAAAAACCTTTATTTTAAGCCATTCTTTTGATGATGAGGGTGCATATGTGGTTTTAGGAGCTCGAACTGGGGATGTTTTTTGCCTTCCATTTATGCTTTTACAATAAATATTGAGCTTCTTATCGTTTCAAAATATGCTATCGTTTCAATTAAAATAGGCTCGGTAACAGAATGTATCTGCTCCGAGCCTTTGTCTTTTATGGCGTTATAACTGTTCCTCAATTTCTGCTCCGTTTTTAAACTTGAACACAAGTCTTTCATCCTCATATACAGTAACTATATCAATAACCGAATTCCATAGCTTTTCATTAAATTCAATCGGAAGGTCATCAAGCTCTGAAACCTCAAACATAAAACCGCTGATGATGTCTGCCTTTAACTGGCGTTGCTCCATTGTTTTTCGGAGCTTTTTATACTCGGCTTTTGCCTTATTGAATCGGACGGTGTATCCGTCATACCTTGAAATGTATTCATCTTGGTTCATGGGCGAGGCTGCGTTTTCATTTATAAGCTGAACGATTTCCCATTCCTCCGGGTCGATAATTGCCGGATGGCTTTCTTCAACCTTGTATTGCGGAACCATCACCTTCGTTTACCTTCATCTTCTTTTGAAGGAAATCCACAGTGAACTTCTTCTGAAGAATAGCCGAACCCTTGTATTTCTTGTTGGTCAGTATACTTTCAATGGTCGTTGTTCTCCATGTTACCTTTCCGCTTGGTGAAGGAATATTTTCTTGCATCAGGTGTTTTGCTATGTAGTTTACGGTTTTGCCGTCCATAAACATTTTGTATATAAGACGAATTATTTCGGCTTCCTCCGGAACAATTTCAGGTAGTCCATTTTCACACTTTTTGTAACCCAGGAACTGTTTGTATGGCAGATTAACCTTGCCATCTGCAAATCTCTTTCTTTGTCCCCATGTTACATTTTCGGATATGGAACGGCTTTATTCTTGTGCAAGAGATGACATAATGGTTATAAGAAGCTCACCTTTGCTGTCAAGGGTGTAAATGTTTTCCTTTTCAAAATATACCTCGACACCCTTTTCTTTTAGCTTTCGTACCGTAACAAGGCTGTCTACGGTATTTCTTGCAAAACGGCTGACCGATTTTGTTACGATGAGGTCTATCTTGCCATCCAGTGCATCCCGAACCATCTGATTAAAGCCTTCTCGCTTTTTGGTATTTGTAGCTGAGATTCCTTCATCGGTATACACATTCACAAATTCCCATTCAGGCTTTGAACGGATGTACCGAGTGTAATAATCGACCTGTGCTTCATAGCTTGTTTGCTGCTCCTCACTGTCGGTTGAAACACGGGCATAACCTGCAACACGTCTTTTTGCATTTGATTCAAAGGTCATTTTTGTAACAGGATTTATTTTTTGTGGTATAACCGTTACTGTTCTTGACATAGTGCGTCACCTCTCTTTCTTGATAGTGTTTGTTGTCTTGCAGCTTCCTTCATTTCGGCTGTCCAGCTGTCCCTTCTTGATGGCTGCTCCCATGTGGTTGTAATTTCGGATTTATCTTCAAATATAAAATGTAATCGGTTATTTGGCAACACCGTGATTTCGAAGATATCTTTTTCAAAGGATGCTGCAAATTCTTTTAATACACTGTCCGGCACTTGCTTTGCCGGGCATTTTTCTTTGCCCTGGTTGTGAAATACATGACATCTCCATACATATTTCTTGTAGTTTTTCTTGCGTACATATCGGCTTCCGCATATTCCGCAAAACACCATGCCTTGGAAATCATACTCCTTTGGCGTATTGGGAAAGGATGGCTTTGCATCGAATTTTGCTTTGACTTCATCAAATACCTCTTTTGAAATAATACCTTCGTGCGAGCCTTCAACATAATACTGCGGAAGCTCGCCTTTGTTTACAGCATCCTTCTTTGTTAAATGGTCTTTTGTATAGAACTTTTGTAAAAGCATATTGCCTATGTATTTTTCATTCTTTAAGATACTAACAATTGTTCTCGAAACCCATTCGTTTCCGCTCGGTGAAGGAATGCCGAGAGAATTAAGATGATTGGCAATGGTAATGCTTCCGATGCCGGATAAATACATTTCAAATATTTGCTTTACCATCTTTGCTTCCGGCTCGTATACAGTGATGCTTTTGTTTATGCACCTATAGCCGTAAAGAGCGAAGGTGTTCGGTATTCCTTGTTCAAAGTTCTTTCTGATTCTCCATTTTTGATTTTCACTTGCAGAAAGGCTTTCTTCCTGGGCGTAGGATGCAAGGATAGTAAGCATCATTTCACCGTCTGCACTTAAGGTGTGAATATTCTGTTCTTCAAAATACACATCCACACCAAGACTTTTAAGCTCACGGACGGTTTCTAAAAGTGTAACGGTGTTTCGTGCAAATCTTGAAATTGATTTTGTAATCACAAGGTCAATCTTTCCGTTTTGGCAATCTGTTAGCATTCTTTGAAAGTTCTCTCTTGAATCCTTTGTTCCGGTTTTAGCCTCGTCAGCGTAAACACCGCAATAAGTCCATTCGCTGTTAGCTTGGATTAAGCTGCTGTAATAGCTTACCTGTGCCGAAAGGGAATGCAGCATTGCATCCTTACCGCTTGACACTCTGGTATACGCTGCAACCCTGATGGCTTTCGGAACCTCTAATGCTTTAAAGGTTATCTTTTCAACTGTTCTCATTTTTCTCCTCCTTAATGATTGTGCATCGGTCATAGCCGTATACAATACTTAACGAACTGCCGTTATCCCATCGTACCATAATGCTGCCGATGTCATCGACTCCTTTTACAGTACCTGATGTTCCAACGGGCGGTGCCTGAATATCATCCATATATTCAAGCTTTACTCTTGTGCTGGGAGTATATATTTTTCTCATATACTCCAACTGTTCTTTGCTGATTGTTTTCATTGAAACAACCTCCTTTGTATCAATATCAGGTACTATATATCACTCTAAAAGAAGGAAAAGTCAACGATTATGAAGCAAATATACTGCACGAATTAAAGCCATATTTTTTGTCTATAATTTTACACATTTCAGCTTTATCTTTCAATGTAAAAATTTCCTGAGTTACAAGGCTGTCAATGGCTGCGATGGCTGTTTTGTATCTTATCATATTTTCAGTGTTGTATTTGTCAGGCTGTTTTTGTGTCATCGGTTGCTCCCTTCTTTCGTTTGTTATTCCAGTATGAGCTACGGCATTTGTCCGAACAGAAGCGTTTTAGCTTTCTGCCGTCATTTTGAAGCACAGGCTTTCCGCAACACTCGCAAATCGTGGTGTTAGGTATTTCCGGGTGTCTTCTAATATGTGATTTTACAGTGTTTACGGATATGCCAAGCACAGTGGCTATGTAGGTTGGCTTGTGTGCTTGTAATCTCATACTGTTAAGCTTATCAAGCTGTTGTTTGTACATTTTAATCTCCTTTCGTAGTGGAATGGAGAGTAGCGTGGTGCCACTCTCCAATATGACTTAATTTGCTACCTGTATAGACTTTATCGCTTCGGGCAAAACAAGCTTTGCATCCACACGCTCACTTGTTATGTATGCAACCTGCCCCTTGTCTGCATATTTTTCTACGAGTCTTTTGACGGTACGCTTGCCACGGTCTCCGATTCTGAAATACTTAAAGTCACCGAAGAAGAGAGGTGTGTGCTCCTGTCCCATTAAGTTTAATGCGGTTGTAGTGTATACCGGGTATCCTAAAAATCTATCCGGAAATCCTTTTGCAAGAGCTTTTTCCCAAGTTCAATTACCACGATATATTGCCAGTTTTCTCAGCTTGCATTCCATTTCCTCAGACATCACAAATACAGCATTTTTTCTGTATGGAGTATTTAGGGAATGGATAAGGTCAATAACATCGTCAATGGTAACATCCGAAATTGTGTCAACCCGTCCGGCAACTTCTGCTTGATATGAAAGACCGATAGGTTTTCCGTTTCCGTCACCATTGAAGAAGGCTTCTTCTTCGGTTTTGGCAATGCTTTTTACTGATGTCTGTAATATGTATTTTTCCACATCAAAGGCAGCATCCTCAAGCATTTCTTCGGATACCACTGTTTTACGAACCAGTTTATATGCACCGAGCTTGATTTCTCCGTATGTAACATCACTTATGGGATCGCCATTGCCTTCTTGCACCCAAGTCGCCTCCGGGTGACCAATTACAACCGGGATTTTCATATCGTTTGTGGTTTTAATGGTTGTGTCGAGCTTCCTAAGTATGTTTTCGGCTTCAAGGCATTCCACAATTTTCTTTTCATAGGTGTCCGGAACCAGGAAACCGCCGGAACCATCACTACCTCTTTTTACCGAGTTTGTGGGGATTCCGGTATGTAATATCTCTCGGAATGTTTTAGCATATGCAATCTCTTGCTTTTCGGACTCATATGCCTTGTTTTGTTTCTTTTCCTTATCCGATGCTGACAAGGCTTCCAGACGGTTCATTAATTCTTCAACCGTCATTCTTTTTGTTCTTTTCATAGTAAAATTCCTCCTATTGTTTGATTTTGGGTTAATTACCCCTTTGATTTCGCGTTTTTGTGTACGAAGAGGGGCGCCCGTTGTTCAGCGGAATAGCCGTAGAGATCTGAACGCCCCTACCCGGTGTGAAATTATAAATATTTTGCATTGTACATCGTTGCTCTGTTTATGTTGTGGTTGCGATAAAGGTTGCAGGTATATATGTAGAGCTTGTCAACTTCAATGCCTATATTATCGAAGGGAATACCACGTACACATTTAACCATAATCCTTTTATCGTACCACAGATATATGTTTGCCCTTTTGCGCTTACTTGTTGTGTGGGTGTTGCTGATTTCCACGTCAAAGCCGTTCTTAAAATCACGGTATATAACACGCTCAAGGTCGATGGTTTTAATGCTGTATTCAGCACCGAGTCTTTTGCATAAAGCATTTTGTGCGGTATCGCAGGTTGACATTTATGTCACCTCCTTTCATCTGTCGCAGTATGTCGCAGATTATATAGGTTGGTTTAAAAATATGTTTCTTTATAGAGAGCTCATATTTTTCTTGCGACATATTGCGACAATACATTAATAAACTCACTTACTAGCTTGTAGCCTATAAGCATTGTTGTCTCACTACCGCCTGCCTTCGGTCTTTTTCTGACAACGTTTCCGAAGGTCATAATCGATTGCTTAAAGTTTCTCATGCTTTCGGTATGATGACCGTGGTTAACACACCAAATTTTATATCTTTCGTATACTGCGAATGTGCGCTCCTCTGCATTAGCATCAGGTATAAGCTCATCCTCGGCAAACTGTGTGATTTTGTCGCTGTCATGCTGATATGCAAGTGTGGCATTTTTTACAGACAAAGGTGGTGTTAACCCTTCGTGCATAAGTTCTTGATAGCCTTGCACCAACCAGTTAAGAATGGCACTTTGGTTTTCCGGCTTTTAAAATTCTGCTTTCAAGGGTTTATCCTGTTCCAACTCGGAAAAATGTCTGTCGAACGGGATAATGATTACTCGTCCGCTGCTAAAAAGAGTCATGTCATTTATAACGGGCAGATAATTAGTGTTGATATACAGCTTGAACTGCGGTCGAAAGTCAAAGCTGTTTTCGTGAAGAAACCGTGCATTTAATGTGTCATTGCCGGTCATACTTTTTACTTGTGCCGCATTTAACACAAGTCCTTTGCCGGGTTCGGAGATATTTGCAAATCGGATGCCGGCAAGTCTTGCGATATCCTCACTGGGTGTTTGGCTGTTGGTGTGCTGTTTTTTGCTAATTGTTTCAGGCTTTGCGGTACATCCGTAGCCATCTAAAATTTTCAGGACACTTTCGCAGAGTGTTCCTTTTCCGTTTCGGTTTGTTGCTCCGTAAAGAATAAACAGACATTCGTATCGGGTATCACCGCTAATGCTGTAACCTAAAGCCTTTTGAAGGAATTTAGCTTTTCCATATCATCATTTGTAATTTCGTTTATAAATAAAGTAAAGCGGTCGCATTTTGCTTGCGGATTATATGCAACCTCGGAAATCTTGGTCAGCTTATCTTCTGCGCTATGTGGGGTAAACTCCATGGTGTCAAGATGGAGTGTTCCGTTCAGACAGTTGAATGCGTATTTATCACAATCAAATTCCTTAATTGAAACCGGGTATATGCTTTGGGCGTCCTTGAGGATTGTTTCTCTTGTTCGTCTGCTTTGCCACTTTGAGCAGTATCTTAAAAAGTCCTGACGTCTACGCTCATCATGTATTGAAATGGCATATGTCAGTAGTGCGTCGGCAAGCTCCTTGCAAAGCTCCATAGTCTGAAGATTCCCGGCATCGGCTGACCAGATGCCTTTATCATAGCAATACCAGGATTTTCTATCCGGAACATAACGTGCTATAGCTTTATAGCAATCGGCAAATAATCTACCGTTACCGATATCTGTCCAGGAGTACCGATTATTATTTTCGGGTTCGGCATCAATTAAGAAGCTACGCACGCTGTCAAAGTCATTTTCTGCTGATGACGGAATGAAGGGAGTATAAAATTCTGAAGTGTTTAATACTGCATTTTCAAGAGTTGCAGTTCGGTAGTCTTCACGGTCCCATTTGTCTCGCATAAGCTTTGACATTCTGAAAAGTCTGTCCATTTGCTCGGTGTCACCACCACACCAAAATGCAAGGATGTTACAAAGTGCCTGGTCTACTTCGCTATGACTTTTGCCGTCGGGAATATTACCGCTCCAAAGTGCGGTAAAATTTTCGCCCTGTTTTGATGAGGAAGCTTTACTGATAACGGAGCTATCCGACAGATAACTCCCCGGAGCATTAACGTTGTTAATTTCTATGTTCGGCTTTACCATATATTTTTCCAAAACCCTCATAAGCTCTGCATCTCGCTTGGATACATCGTTCTCGTTTAAAGCGTTACCCGTAATGGTAACAAACCTATTTGTGTATCCTGAAACATATATCTCAAGCCCAAGCTTTCTGTTATTGATATAGTAGCGCTTCTTATCATAGGAAAGATTGCTTACCTTGAAGATTATACGGACACCGGTGCCGGACGGACTATATTCGGTATAGGAGTTCATTTCTTTTGTAATGTCCTTTGCTGTTTCGGACAAGCTTCCGTTCTTTATACAATGGTCAATGTCTATAGCGCAGAAGCCATCAAAGATTCCTATACCAATACCGTCATAGCCGTCAAAACTGCCTACAACAGATTTATAATCTGCAAAAGACCTTTTGTCTGTAGCCTTTGCTTTGCATCCGTTTATTTGATACGGTACCTTTCCGTTTGACTCATACTTCCATAAACAAAACCCGGCTTTTTCTTTAAGCTCGGTTGGTAGTTTCTCGTACATTTTTAAATCACCTCCTTATGTTGTTTTTTAGGTTGCTTATTCATTTGTGGAGTTTTTCCTTAACCAATCCTTATATGCCTCAACCGGGATGAGGATTCGTGTTCCGATTTTTATTGTCGGAAAGTCGGACTTTTTAACAAGCTCGTATGCTTTCGGTAGGCTTATGCCCATATGTGCAGATAATTCCTGAACACTCATTGTTGATTTTTCCATAATGATTAACTCCTTTCATATGTATTTTGAATTTTGTCCACCTACAACACAGAACCAAGTTGCCTATTCTTGGCTGTTCGGCTGCCGACCCGCGCTCCGGAAAAACAATCGTGGCACAGTTTCGGCAGTATATCTGCGAGGGTGGTCAGATTGTCAAGGTATAGTATCTCACAGAAAGTGAGATTGCTCTTTATATAATACAACGTTTAGTTATCCTTGTCAATAGAAAATCTCACATTTTGTTAAATTTTTCTTTATATTGTATTCTATTTAGTGAGAAAAGTGTTGACAAAACTCACTTTCTGTGATATTATTTTATAGAGGTGATAGTATGTTCGCTAACAGATTGAAAGAAATTAGAAAAGAAAAAAATATGACACAGGTGCAGTTGGCTGAAGCTCTGGGAGTTTCAAAAGGAACGGTTGCTATGTGGGAAATCGGGAAAAGACAACCAAACTTTGAAACACTTAATGCACTTTCGGACATATTTGATAAAAGGATAGATTATATTTTGGGGTATTCTAATGATTCTTCATCTGTCCAAATGACTGAATCTGAAATTGAACAGCTTGGTGTTTGGGAAACCGAAGAAAACTTCTATGAAACTATAATGGCTTATTTGCGTTTGGATGAGTTCGGAAAGCACGCAGTGGAAAGTGTTATTAAAGCTGAAGTTTCAAGATGCAGAGAACATGAGTCGCTCTTCCCGGAAGAAAACTTTATGCTCTCTCTGCGGATAAGGAATAAATAGTATGATAATTAGATAATTAGAAATTCTTATTTTATATCCTTTGTATGAATTAAATAAGATTTGATATAATATGTTGAAAAATTCACGAATTCGTGATATAATGTATGTAGTTCTAATGCGGAGGTGTAGAAATGGCAGTATGTTATAAAAAGCTGTTTCATCTGTTAATAGAAAAAGATATGACAAATTCGCAACTACAACAGCAATGTGGTTTCAGCGCAAATATTATTACTCGTTTAAAAAGAAATAACTATGTTTCATTAGAAACAATTGAGAATATTTGCAACACATTGAATTGTAATGTTGATGATATTTTGGAGTTCTATACAGATAAATAAAACCGCATAAGAATTATAAGGTAGACCAACGATCCGGCGTCTGTCGGTGCTAACATATTAAGGTCTACAAAAAATAAGCGAGAGGACCAATATGACGGTCAGAGGAGGGCTTTATGCAAAAGACTATTTGCGAATTATTCGCAGGAGTCGGTGGATTTCGTGTGGGATTTGACCGACTTGAATCAGGTTGGAAAACTACTTGGTTTTCACAATGGGAACCGGGAGCAAGAACACAGTGGGCTCATGATTGTTACATACAACATTTTGGAGACAGTCTTGACATTAATGGAGAAAATCACACTGATGAAGATATCAGTACAGTACAGAAGGAAATGATTCCTGACCATACGCTTTTGGTGGGTGGATTTCCATGTCAAGATTACAGTGTTGCTCATTCATTGGCTTCATCAAAAGGTATTGAAGGAAAAAAAGGTGTGTTATGGTGGCAAATAAGAGATACTCTTATTGCAAAAAAAGCTCCTTTTTGTCTGTTGGAAAATGTTGATAGGTTGCTTAAATCTCCCTCAAAACAAAGAGGACGTGATTTTGGTGTTATTCTAGCTTGCCTTTCGGAACTAGGCTATAGTGCTGAATGGAGAGTAGTTAATGCGGCACAATACGGAGCTGCTCAACGAAGAAGAAGAATATTTATTTTTGCCTACAAAAACGATACAGTATATGGTAAAAAATATTCTAAAGAGACACCGGAAAATATTATAAACAATAATGGTTTTATGGTGAAAGCCTTTCCTATAAATGAAAGTGAAAAAATAACCACAACAACTCTCGATAATAGCATTGTTGATGTGAGTGATAATTTTCAATTTTCTTTTGAAAATGCCGGATATATGCATAAGGGGCAAATATATACAACGAAAGTTAAAGAACTTGAAGAACCCCCTATTACTTTAGGACAAATACTTGAGCAGAATGTCGATGAAAAATACTACATTACTACCGAGAAAATGCCAAAATGGACATATCTTAAAGGGGCAAAAAAAATCCCCCGAAAATCTGCTAATGGTCATGAATATATTTTTTCAGAGGGACCGATTGCCTTTCCTGACCCATGGGATAGACCGGGACGGACTATGTTGACAAGTGAATCAACGCTTAATCGTTCAACCCATGTGGTAACAGACCCGGGAACAGGAAGGCTTCGTATACTTACACCGATAGAAACAGAACGACTTCAAGGATTTGATGATGAATGGACAAATACCGGTATGCCGGATAGAATGAGATATTTTTGCATGGGTAATGCCTTGGTAGTGCCTATGATAACCAGAATGGGAAAAGTTCTTGATACTATTATCGAACAGGAAAAATAGCATAAAATAGTTCAAAAACCAATCCCTAGGGTCTTGTACTTAATGTACAG